AAGCTTTTATTGCTAAACTTTGTCTTTGTTGTTACGGGCATAGAAGTGTAATCTTCTCTATGGAAAAGGATATGTTTTCCCTGTCTGTACCCGTCAATTTTATCTCTATGCAGATGATATATTGGATGGAAAGGTCTAGAGTTTGAGTCTTGTCCGGGCTTTGATGTGGATGAAAGGAAAAGACCTGTTCCACCACGGCCAGCTACAATAAATCCGCCACCTTGTTCCCAAATAATTTTATTGAAACCAGAAGAAATCAAAGCTTTTGTGCATTCGAGGAAAGGCTCAGCTAGATTTGAATTCGAACCTTGGTATTCAAGAATAAAACCCTTTCCATCAACCAAAATAGAATCATATCTTGCTCTATGCTTATTCGGAACTTTTCCAACCCAAACACTCCATTCCGAAGAACCGGAAAACTTTGAACCTGCAGCCGCCAAAGCTAGGTTCGTATTTTTTTCAGCAAAAATAGGTATGTCTTCTTTGATGTTAAATCTTTTACGATAGTTTGGATTGATAACACCAAGTCTGTTTGCCCAAGATCCTAAGTCTGTGTAGCTGTACTTGGACGAATCTAATTTGGGTGGTTCGTTCAACAATCTTTTAGTGAACGACCCGTCTTCACCGTAATCAGAATCCATGACAGCATCAGAAAGATCTGTATCAGAACCTACTTGCTCAGAAATATCTTTTTTGACAATTTTCTGAGCTTGTTCTTTGCTAATTTCCACAGGGTATTCTTTGCCACCAAACTCAAAAGATTTTTTACCTGCGAGTGCAGCTTCTGCGGCAGCATAAGTAAAATCAGACTGATCTTCTGTTTTCATGCCCTTTCCGAGCAAAAGCTTTTTCTTCTCAAGCATTGCTTACTCCGAATCTTCTTCTTCGTCAGTTTCTTCTTCTACAGAATCATCATCTTCAGATTCTTCTTCGTTAACCATCTGATCTTCTTCTTTGTCGTAGTCGGCTTCACGATGGCCCTGTTCAGGCTGAACAGCATCATCTCCAGCAGGATCCTCATCCGTTTCTGGATTGCCTTCCACGTCAACAACATGCTTAGCAACAAAATCTTTGTCTGCTTCAGAGTCAAAGATTTCTGGATATTGCTCTGCAATTTCTTGCTGAATCTCTTTTTCTCTGGTTTCAATTTTTTCCATGAGCTTTCTAGACATTGCAGCTTTAAAGGCACCTTGAGCACCATCCAAATTATCTTCAGCAATGTAGTGAATAATATTTTTTACATCATTCATTGGAGTTCTCCTTTGTTTCCTTTATTTATTCTTCTTCCTGAGAAGACTTCAAATTTTGCATCTGTTGATATTCCTGCATATTTTCCATTGTGATTCTATCAACATCATTGTTTGTTTGTCTTAAGATATTCTTCTTAATGTAATTTGTAGAGAAGTATTTACCGTTATATTGCTCTGCTTCTCTGAGAGTTATGAGTCTTTCTCTGAAGATCTCATTTTCTTTCAATTCAGTGTAGAAATTATTCTCATTATATCGGATCAAGATATCTTTTTTGATCGAATCAAATTCAGCAATATTCATAATACCTTTAAGAACAAGCTGAGTTTTGAGACAAGAATAAATTAGCTCATTGAATTTAACTCTAAGTCTTTTGACAAACTTGTGGAATTTGACTTCATCTCTATTAATTTCAGAAGCTCTTCCCAAAGTGTAAGACACTTCAGCTTCCATTCTAGAAGTAGGAACGTTCAAAGCTCTGTAGAGTTTCTTTTGGAAGTACAGAATATCTTCCATCTGACCCAAGTTGTTGCCACCGGGCAATGTACCAATCTCAGTACCACGACCACCTTCTCTTCTTGGGAGCCAATAGTCCTCAAGCATAGTCATAAATTTACGATCATCTTTAACTTCACCAGAGGAAGCGTCGTAAATTAATTTGTTCTTATGTTTTTGCATCATGTCACGCAGGTATTGCTCAGCCTTCATTTTAGGCAAGTTACCCACATCGATGTAAAAAATTCTTCTCTCAGGTGCTCTTGCAAGTCTGTAAATGACTGCAGCATCTTCCAAAGCTCTAAGTTGATTAACAGGCTTTATTGCTTTGTGGAGGTGAGAAAGGACCATCTTATTAGATTTGTCCAAAATTCCAGAATCACAATAAACAATAGAATCTTTAGCAATTCTTATTGAAGAAGCATTTTGAGGCATTGTAGAAATATTGGTTCCCACAAAACCATCATTACTGTAAACATAGTACTCGTTTTTAATTTTCTTCTCGGAGAACTGTGTTTTTGGATCTCTTTTTTCTTCAAACTCCACAATACGTTTAATTTTTCTTGGATCAACGTATCTGAGTTCTTGAATTCCAATAGCTGGATTACTTTCATCAATCACAACATGGTAGTAGATTCTTCCATCAACATACCATTTTCTAAACATTTCATAAGATTTTTCTCGGAATTCAAGAAGATCCACAATCTTTTCGAATTCCGAGTAAATTAACTTCTTAAGAGGTTGATTAACGTTAACTTTGTCGAGGGAAATTTTTAGTGTATCGCCAGCCTCATCTGGATTTACAACTTCATTGATAATGTCATCAACAGCAACCTCTACTTCAGGCTGCATGATCATCTCTCTATATTTGTTGATTAACTCAACATCATTTCTTACCGAACCATCAAGATCAACGTAAGAACCATAAAACCCTCCGGTGCTGACGGTGACAGAGCCATCGTCAAACTCCGGTTGGGTAAAAGTTTTTACCTGATTGTCGTCTTCTTTTCCTTGAACACGACTAATATTAAAACCAAAAATTTCCATCAACTATACCTTATATTAAAGTGCTCGACCTTCATTTACGAATTCACCTTCGTTGCCCGGAGCTACTTGAGTAGTTCTAGCACTTCTAGCTTCATCCAACAACCAGTAGTCATATTTAAAGTTTACTTGGAATTCTTCGATCACATCAGATTGCGCCCAATCAAGACCAATTGCTGTAATATCAGAAGGAAAACATCCAACAAACTTGTACTTTCTCAGAACATCACCAGCTTTCGAATACTGAATTACGGAGCCATCTCTTTTGTAAGATTCTGGTCTTTGGTATCCAGCATCTCTGATATTTGGTTCATGAGAATTCAAAGAGTTGTGCCAAGCTTCTAAAGCATGTCTAACTGCAAAGTCTTCATCGTTAATCACAGTAATTAACCAATCATCATATCTTCTTTGACCAGCAACTTTGATAGTTCTACCGAAGTAAGGCACTTCAGAAAAACCAATAGAAGATGTAGGAATTGCTGTAGCTCTAGCCATGAAACGAATTTTATCATCACCCCTAGCGTCTACAGGATTTTGAAGTTCGATAGAGAATAGTGAAGCTCTTGCTCCACCAAACTCTAATTCTTCTCTAAACGAGTTAATGTTAAAAGCCATTTACTTTATCCTCCGAATTTGCCTACTACTTCTTCAAACGCTACTCCGGTTCTTACTGCAACGAAGTTCAGTCTGATGAAGTTAATAGATCTTGCTGGTTTGATGTAGATATCCCCAACAAACTCATTTCTATCGATTATCTCAGGTGTGTTGTTAGTCTCATCACAAACAACTCTAAAGTCTGTGATGCCTCTACGACCCTGAACTGTTCTCAGGAAAGGTTCGACCAGAGATACAAACTGTGCTCTTGTAAATTCATCATTCAGTTCAAACAGGGTGAATTTAGCGGCTGTTGCAATAGCCTTTTCGAGAACAATAAACAGTCTTCTAACATTGATTCTGCTGAACGCAGAGGGTTTGCCAAGAAGTGTTTTATCACCAAACAGAATGTTACCCTGATTTTTAAACTTAACAACAGGATTTACGTCTGCTCTGTAGAGAACATCTCTATCTGCCAGATCAGGATTGTAAGCAAGCTTAACAACATTTTTAATCTCGCCACGGTTAAATCCAGCAGGAGAATACCAAGGCTCTCTCTGGTTATCAGTTCTGACCATAAGACCAGCTATATCACCATTGAGTGGAACATATCTAAACACATCATTGTACTTGTCATACATGTATTTGTATCCAGAGTCACAAATACCGTAAGAAGATGCTCTCAGTGTATTTCTAAAAGTGGTAACATCGTTGAGTGGATCGATACGATTGTTTACAACATCTGCTCTTTCTGGAGAGATAGTTACAACAGTATCCAATCTTCTTTCAGCGATATTATCGATGAGATAGTTAGCAAATGCAGTACCATTGACACCACCTCTTGCCTTACCCTGCATCATAATGGAAACGTCAACCTTTTCAGGATCAGCAAAGAAATCTGCTGCCTGTTGGAGAGAACCAAGAGAAATGGTGCCTTCGTTACCTTCTCCAGTGCCTTGGGTGAAGGAAAGGTAAAGTGGATCCTCATTTGTAGAAGCTGCAATATTAATCGCTGTTTGCGAACCAGCATTAGCTCTATCGTTAGCCCACCATACCCATTCAGACTGATTATTAACAACAGTCTTGTAATAATTTGTGGAGCCATCTGCTGTCTTAGAATCACTTGCTCTAGAAAGATTTGAGAATCTTTCCAGCACTGTTCTCTTTTGACCAGTAATTTCGCCATCTTCATCAACAACAACAATATGCAACTCGTCTCTAGCAGCATCACCGCCAGAGTGTCTGTCCGATACGTAGTCCGAGGTTCCGGGAGCAGCATCAAACAAGTTGAAGTAACCCCATCTTCTCTTCATCGTATCCATCGTAATATCTTCGATAAGTGCTACTCTTTCAGAAAGCTTAATAGTAGCTGTGTAGGTATTAGAACTTCCAATTCTGGAAGCTGATCCAATATTTTCCACTCTAATAAACTGAGTACCAAGTGTAGTATTACCAATTTCTAAGAAATCACCAACATTCAGCTTTCCTCTGATTGTAGACATTTCTGTATTTGCGGTCGAAAATCCAGCAACATCGTTACTGATATCAAGATTAGCTGTATTCGAACCTGCAACAAACTTCACAGCTACTACAGTGTCCGAGTCAGAATTGGTGTGGTTGTTGGAATATGCATCAGCAGAGTCACATACCGAAATCTGAAGGCTGTTGCCTCTAGAACCCGGATACTTTGCAATGTAAAGAAGATCCGTATCACCAAAAGTCAAAGACTCGTAGTGATCATCATTTCTAACCAAAGTGTTTGCTACTACACCAACATTCGCTGTTGCATTGAAAGCTGTGCTATCAATTGCTCTAGAAACATAAAGTTGATTGCCATATGCCAAGAAAGAAGCTGCGGTAAAAAATGTCTCAAAGTTTTCTTCGGTAGGTTCACCGAACTTTGCAACGAGGTCTCTTTCACTGCTTACTAATACTCTTTCTTCTACTGGACCCCACGAAAAGGCACCAGCGATTGCCCCTTCTGTGGTTGCTACTGCTGGGACTACAGTAGTTAGGTCAAATTCTCTGACCTGAATTCCCGGACTTACTAAAAATGCCATCGTATTCTCCTTAGATAAGAAACTGCACTCATATTTATTAAATCCGGATATTGGTTAAAGTTTAAAACCGTCATCCTCGTAAATATCGCCAGAATTTATAAATCCAAATGGAAGCATGCTATCCATTTCTTCTTTTTTGTCTTCTAAAAGACTTCTAACATAGTCTGTGTCGGTAAGATTTTTAAAATAATCTTGTGTAGTCATCCAACCAAACATCACTAACGTCATTACAATGTCATCATTTTTTCCTTTGTCGGCTGAAAAAGATTGACCATTAGATATGAATGTTGAAAGTTCACTAATAACTTCAAAATCATTAGCAATCAGTTTACCGTTTTCAATAAGTGTTTTTAAGTTAGAACACCCAATCTTTTTAGTCTTTAGGGTTGTTCTGAGTCCGTTGACCATATTGACGCCACCAAAACCAGAACTGATTTTTACACCACCTCTCCCCTTAAAAGAGGTACTGACCATATTTTCATATTCCAAATCTCTTTCTAAAATATCAGCTACTTGCTGACCGACATCATTAATCTCAACCATACAAAATGCTTCATTGTATTTAAGTCCAAGTTCATAAATTATTTTTGGAAATTCTTGTACAGTAACGTTGTTAGCTTTAAATCTCGCAACAAGTTTGTAAGGAACTTGACTAACATCAATAACAGAAACCGCCGAGTAATCTAGATTGACACCTCTAGCGACATCACATGTCATTACATAGATTTTGTTTGGTTCAGGTTCTTCATAAATTGCAGTTCTGTCATTAAATGTTTTTGGTTTTTCTGGATACATTTGCCTAAGAAACTTAGGATCGATCAAGGTAAACTGAGAGCCTAAGAACTCACATTCAAATTCCACACGCCACTGTTCCTCAGACGTGTTAGCAATAGTTTCCTGCTTAAACTTTTCATCTCTTCCGGGAACATCCCACCACTTAACTTCAACTCTCTTGTAAGAGTTTTTTTCTTGCTCAGAATCAGACCAGATTCTGTAAAACATATCCAAACCATTTGGAGTGGATGTAATTAAAATTTTAGATGTTTTACCAGAAGATATTGTTGGGTATACAGAAGCAAAGAATTCCTCTTGGATGTTTGGGGATACGAATGCAAGCTCATCCATATAGATCAAATTGAAGGATCCCCCACGAACGGCAGAGGAGGAGGTAGCAGAGGCAAGAATTTTTGACCCATTCTCTAGCTCAATATTACCTTTGTTCCACTCCAGAACCCCCTGCTGGAGCCACTTGGGTAAGTGTTCGTAGGCAAGCTGAATACGACTTAAAATTTCACGGGACTGAGCCATTTTATTTGCAAGAATGGCAATGTTAAAGCTTTCGTTGAAAAGTACATACCAAAGAAGTAGTGCAGCAATAGTGGTGGTCTTGCCTGACTGTCTTGGCATTTTACAGATTACAAATCTTTCAGCTACAGCAAGATCAACAATTTCTTTTTGGAATTTATAAGGCTCGAAAAGAACAAGACCCTGATCCACATTTACAATTTTGATATATTTTTCAAAAAAATAAATTGGATCTTGAGCACATTTGATATATTCTTGCATCTCCTCTTGAGTGTATTCAACTTCAACATTTGACCTTTTCAGGTTCATGTTTCCAAGATATGCATCTCTACGATCTTCACTCATTTACTTTTCATGTCCTTAATCATTTTTTGAAGTTCAGCAGTACTGCCTACAAAAAGAGCATTAGTAACATTTTT